AAACCACGGACATGGGCATATAGAAATCCTTGATATCTATATGCCCATCCATACAAAATCATGCTATCTTCGACCCTGCAACTGCTGTTCTTTCTAAGTTCTCTTAATCATTTCAAGGATTTACACAATGAAACGTATGAAAATGACGAAGTCTGCATCCAAAGCCAATTTTTCACGGAATGCCGGTACTCACATCAAGAACACCCGCACCAATCCGATGCGCGGCGGCATCCGCCTGTAGGCGATGCCCTGCTATCACCCGAAACCGGCTTTCCTCAGCCCCTTCAAGGGCGGGAAGCGCCGACTTTCATTCAACCCTGAAAATGGCTTTAAACAAATACTCCTGCCATGCGGCGTATGCGTCGGTTGCCTCCTCGTCCGATCTTCGGACTGGGCGGCCCGATGCATGCACGAAGCACAAATGCACGAGTTCAAATGCTTCGTCACTCTTACCTACGACGAAGCCAACCTTCCTCACGGAGGTACCCTAGTCAAAGCACATCTACAACGATTTCTTCACGAACTCCGTCGGCATAAACAATTTGCCGGCATCAAAATTAAATTCTTTGCATGTGGGGAATACGGTGAACAAACTCTGCGCCCTCATTACCACGCACTTCTGTTCGGGGTCGACTTCCCCGACAAGCAGAAATACTCAAAAAACGGACAAGGCGATTCCCTCTTTACTTCGGCTGTACTCGACGAAATATGGAAACGCGGACAATGCAAAATTGGCGCACTCACCTTCGAATCTGCCGCGTATTGCGCCCGTTATACATTGGCCAAAAACGCAAAAAAGTTCATCGCTGGCCACTATCAAAAAATTGATGAAATCACTGGCGAGGTAATACAACTTGAACCAGAATTTAACTCCATGTCCAAGCATCCAGGACTCGGACAAACTTGGTTCGAAAAATATTCCTCAGACGTTTATCCTGACGATTTCATTCTTATCAACGGAAGGAAAACTAAGCCGCCCCGCTATTACGATAAACTCCTCGAACGTAGCAACCCGACGCGCCTTGCGCGACTTAAAATCAACCGTGAAAAACAATCTGAAACCAATTCACACGACACCACCACCGCACGTCTACGTGTTCGTGAAACAGTAAAAAAATCCAAACTTACAACACTAAAAAGAGGCCTTTAAATGACTAAAAACATCTACTCCGTATACGACTCTAAAGCACTCTGTTACATGCAACCTTTCTATGCTGAACGCGACGAAGTCGCTGCACGTTACTTCGCGGCTGCTGCCAACGATATAAATACCGATATCGGCCGCTATAACACTGACTACACTCTTTTCTGCATCGGCGAATTCGACGATACTCAAGGCTCCATCGTTTCACTCACGCCACACCGTAACCTCGGCTTGGCAACCTCATTCCTCAAGGAGAAATAAAATGTTCGGCGGACAAACAAACGCACATCGCAGTCAATCGACTGCCTCGCATCAATTCAGCCAAGTCCCCAAAGCTGATATACCGCGCTCATCCTTCGACCGTTCACACGGTTACAAGACAACTTTCGACGCTGGCCTACTGCTTCCGGTCTTCGTAGACGAAGCTCTTCCCGGCGATACTTTCAATCTCAACATGACCGGCTTTGCCCGTCTCGCCACGCCCATCTTCCCAATCATGGATAATATGTACATGGATACGCATTTCTTTGCGGTTCCTGTACGTCTGCTCTGGGACAACTGGCAAAAATTCAACGGCGAACAAAAAAATCCGGGAGAATCGACCGATTACTTGATTCCCCAAATAACCGCCCCAGTAGGCGGATATGCCGTTTCCTCTCTTTCTGATTACATGGGACTGCCTACACTCGTCCCTAATCTCAGTCACTCTGCCCTCTGGCATCGCGCGTATAACCTCATCTGGAACGATTGGTACCGCGACCAAAACCTCCAGGACTCTTTGCCTGTTCCCACTGGTGACGGTCCAGATGATCATTTTCTCTATACCGTCCAACGCCGTGGCAAACGTCACGACTATTTCACCAGCTGCCTGCCTTGGCCACAAAAAGGCCCGGGTGTATCAATTCCTCTCGGCACTACTGCACCAGTTGTCGGCACTGGTGCACCTACTTTCAACACAGTTGTCGGCGGCCCTGCTCTCACGCCTTATGCGAATGCCGGCGCTGCACCCAATACCATGTATTGGGACATTAACTCTCCTGGCACTGGCACTGCTAAATGGCTCGACCCGAAACTTCAAGTCGATCTCACGCAAGCAACCGCTGCAACCATCAATAGCCTCCGCCAAGCCTTCCAGATTCAAAAAATCTATGAGCGCGACGCACGAGGAGGCACTCGATATGTTGAAATTCTCAAAGCTCACTTCGCTGTCACCTCGCCGGACTCCCGTCTTCAACGCCCTGAATACTTGGGCGGCGGTTCATCCATGGTCAACATATCGCCGATTCCCCAAACATCACCCACCGGCACCTACGCGAATACCCCGCAAGGCAATCTCGCAGCTATGGGAACGGCAACACTCCATGGTCATGGCTTCACCCAGTCGTTCACTGAACACTGCATCATCATCGGCCTCGTCTCTGTACGTGCCGACCTGACCTATCAACAAGGCCTGAATCGCATGTGGAGTCGTAAGACCCGCTTCGACTTCTATTGGCCTGCTCTCTCTCACATTGGCGAACAAGCTGTTCTGCAAAAGGAAATCTACGCAGTCGGTAACTCTGCTGATGATGAGACCGTATTCGGGTACCAAGAACGTTACGCTGAATATCGTTATAAGCCTTCCCAAATTACTGGCTTATTCCGGTCAACCGCCCCGCAATCTCTTGATGCCTGGCATCTTTCTCAGGATTTCGCGCAGCCCCCAGTGCTCGACGATAAATTCATTGTCGAAAACCCACCTGTCGATCGCTGCATCGCAGTCACTGATGAACCCCATTTCTTGTTCGATAGTTGGTTCAAAATCAAATGTGCTCGGCCTATGCCCGTTTACGGCGTACCCGGCTTAATCGATCACTTCTAAAAGGACTCCCCCCAATGTTAGGCGCACTCATTTCGGGGGGTGCTTCCCTTTTGGGAGGTATCCTCCAAAATCGTGCATCTGCAAAACAAGCGGATGCACAAATGGACTTCCAAGAAAGAATGTCCAATACATCTCACCAACGCGAGGTCGCTGACCTCCGCGCTGCTGGCCTCAACCCCATCCTCTCCGGTACCGGTGGCATGGGTGCCAGTTCCCCCCAAGGTGCTTCCGCACCAATGGTCAATGTACTCGGGCCAGCGACATCCTCTGCTGTCGATACTTATCGCGCAGGTTCTGAAGTTCGCAAACGCGAACAAGAAGTCAATATCAACCGGCCCGAGGAAATGCTAAAACTTGCCGCTGCGAACGCCTTATCGCAAGTCGAGCAACCTATCAATAAACTCATTGAAAAAATCCCCGACATCATCGGCGCCGCAACCTCTACCGCTTATCGCGCTGCAGATGATGTAAAGGGACAAGCTCTCAGCTTCACCGGCTCTATGAGTCATCCTTCCCTTAAACCCGGCTCCGCCGCGCTTGGCTTTCTAAAAGACAAAATCAACACCTCAACTCGCGACACAACTAAGTACAGCGAAAAACAATGGGATGCGAACGATATGATTCGCTCTTGGTTCCGCCGCTTCGGCGGAAACTCAGCCAAATCCCATGAATACTCTGCACCTTCAACCTACAAAACCCCAACCTTCAAAGACACGGGAAATTCCCGTGACACTCAGGACTTTCTGCGCCGCTATCGCAAAGACAACCCCTGACCTCTGCAAAACCTCTTGACCTTACGGTCTGTAGCACGACACCTTAAATCGGAAACATAAAATGTCTAAACAACAAACTCCCACCTCCCCACAAACTACTTCTCTCTCTACCCCGACTATGCAATCTCAAAAACAATTCCGCAGTGCTTACGACCCACAAAAAAAGGTCACTGTCACCTTCAGCGGCCCAGGCCGCACAAAACAACAATTCAAAGACGAATGCGATATCAATCACATCATGGCCCGGTTCCAACAAACCGGCCTTCTCGACTTCGTCAACCGTGGCCAACCGCAATACCTTGACGTTACCGGCCACGACTACCAAACCGCGATGGATACCATCGCAAACGCAAACTCACTTTTCCAACAAATGCCCAGCGCGTTACGCGCTGAATTCAATAACTCACCGCAAGAATTCGTCGAATTCTGCGAAAATCCCGCAAACGCTCCACGAATGGCGGAACTAGGCCTCCTTGAGGCCAAACCACAAAACCAAGGGGCAGGTATCACCCAACCTGCCCCAACGCAACCTACCCCACAAAGCATTCATTATCAGATAATATTACAAATCATGTAGCACTGATCGTCCTTTTCGGACTTCTCGCAGCATCGGCACTTCTGCTGCCTCTTGGCTCTGTGAGGTTTTGTCCGCTTGGTGAACCTGAGTTTGGGTGGAGCTTCCAGGTACTAATCACTATAGGTATGTTCTTCTTCATGATAGTGAATGGCTGGCACCTCA